ACCTGGGCGGAGCTCGGCCGGTGGCTCACGATGTCGATCAACAGCCACTGGTTCGAGATCACGGCGGAGACGCTCAAGCCGCAGGAGTGGTTCGCCACCCTGATCGAAAAGCACAAGAAGGTCAGCCCGAAATACTGGTACGCCAAGGCCGAGCTGTGGCGCGAGGAGACGCCGGACTCCTTCGCTGGCGCCCACAACCCCTTGGGCGAGCTGTACATCTTCGATGAGGCGAGCGGCATCCCGACGCCGATCTGGGGCGTGGCGCAGGGGATGTTCACCGAGAAGATCCTGGAGCGGTTTTGGTTCGCCTTCGGCAACCCGCGGCGCAATACCGGGTCGTTCTTCGAGTGCTTCAAGGGCGAGGCGCGCAAGTTCTGGCGCCACCGGAACATCGACGCTCGCACCGTCGAGGAGACGGAGAAGGGGGTCTATGACGCCATCATTGCCGAGAAGGGGCCGCAGTCCTACGACGCCTTCGTCGAGGTCTATGGGGAGTTCCCACCGCAGGGCGAGAAGCAGTTCATCGGCCGCGATCTCATCGAGGCGGCGGTCGAGCGCGAGTTGACCCCCGACGATCATGCCGGCCTGGTCATGGGGGTGGACGTGGCGCGCTTCGGCAGCGACGACACCATGATCGTGTTCCGTCGCGGCCGCGACGCCCGCAGCATCCCGGCCATCCGCATCTCGAAGTTCAGCGTGCCCGATGTGGTGGACGCCTGCGCGGAAGCAGCCATGAAGTACCGGCCGGACGCCATCGTGGTGGACGGCGACGGGATCGGCGGCGCCGTGGTGGACTACCTGCAAAAGCAGAAATTCCGGGTCCACGAGATGCGCGGGAACCACAAGCCGATCGACGACGTGTGGGCCAACAAGCGCACCGAGGTCTGGGCGCGGCTGCGGGACTGGCTCGCCGGCGGCTGCATCACGGACGACAAGGACCTGCTGTCCGACCTGGGGGCGCCCGAATACCGCTTCATGTCCGGCAGCGAGAAGATCCGGCTCGAGACCAAGGACGAGATGAAGGCCCGCGCCCTGGCCTCGCCGGACCACGGCGACGCCCTGGCCTACACCTTCGCGGTCCAGGTGGCCCGCAGCGATATGCGGGTGTCCAGCCGTGGCGGGGGGCGCTCCCGCCGTGCATCGGGGGTGGACTACGACCCGCTTGCGTGATAGTCTTGCGAAAACCACCACACCTTGAGGAAAGCTCATGAGCGGTGTTCCCATCCTCGGCGATCTCGTTGGCGGCGGTGCCAAGCCCAAGGCGAGCCCCCCGCCGGCGGCGCCCACGCCGGGCACCTCGGCCGACGCCCTGGCTGCCGCTGCGGAGGCCGAGCGCCGCGCCCGTGGCCGCGCCTCGAACATCCTGACGGGCGGCACCGGCCTCCTCGGCAGTCCGTCGCTCGCCAGCACCGTCCTCCTGGGCAGCTGATATGCGTGAGGGATGGAAGTGCCCGGTGTGCGGCAGGGGCGTCAGCCCCGACCATAGCACCTGCGATCACGGCGAGCAGCCGCCGGGGCTGTACGGGCCAATGAGCGTGCCCGGCTACGTGCCTCGGTACTTCACCACGCCAGTGGGCCCGACGTACCCGCCGTATGCTGTCACCTACGGCGCGCACAGCGGTAGCGCCGGCGGCCACGGTTGATGCCCTTCGCCACCGAGTCCTACGTCGAGTCGCTCTGCCGCGAGTTCGAGCATCTCGCCGGCGATCGCGGCGTTTGGGAAAGCCATTGGCAGGAGATCGCCGAGCGGGTCATCCCTTCGCACTCGGGGCAGTTCAACGCCCACAACCTCGTCACGCCCGGCGAGAAGCGCACGACGCAGCTCTACGACAGCACCGCGGCGATCGCGCTCAATCGCTTCGGCGCCATCCTCGACAGCCTCCTGACGCCTCGGAACCAGACCTGGCACCGGCTGAAGCCGTCGGATCCGAAGCTGCTGAAGGACCGGCAGACACGGCTCTGGTTCGAGGAGGTGACGCGGCTGCTGTTCCAGCAGTACCGTTACGACGCGAAGGCCAATTTCGCCAGCCAGAACCAGCAGAACTACAAGAGCCTCGGCGCCTTCGGCACCGGCTGCATGTTCATCGACGCGCAGGCCGGCGGTTCGGGGCTGCGCTACAAGGGCCTCCATCTCGGCGGCATCTTCTTCGCCGAGAACCATCAGGGCATCGTTGACACCGCCTACCGCAAGTTCAAGCTGACGGCGCGGCAGGCCGCCCAGAAGTGGGGCCAGGACAAGCTGCCCGACCCGATCAAGTCGAAGCTGGGCGCCGTTGGCGGGAACAAGGAGCAGCTGTTCGAGTTCCTGCACTGCGTCAAGCCGCGGCAGGACTACGACTCCCGCCGCATCGATGCGATGGGCATGCCGTTCGCCTCGACCTACGTCAGCATCACCGGCAAGGCCCTCATGTCCGAGGGCGGCTTCAACACGTTTCCCTACGCCATCTCCCGCTACGAGACGGCGCCGGACGAAATCTATGGCCGGTCGCCGGCCATGGATGTCCTGCCGGCGATCAAGACGCTGAACGAGGAGAAGAAGACCATCCTCAAGCAGGGCCACCGGGTCGTCGACCCCGTGCTCCTGGCGCACGACGACGGCGTGCTCGACTCCTTCAGCCTGCGGCCGGGCGACATCAACTACGGTGGCGTGTCCGCCGACGGCAAGCCGCTGGTCCACACCCTTCCGACCGGACGCATCGACATCGGCAAAGACCTGATGGACGACGAGCGCCTAGTCATCAACGATGCCTTCCTGGTCACGATCTTCCAGATCCTCGTCGAGACGCCCCAGATGACGGCGACCGAGGTGCTGGAGCGGACCCGCGAGAAGGGGATCCTGTTGGCGCCCACTCTTGGGCGACAGCAGTCCGAATATCTCGGCCCGCTGATCGAGCGCGAGGTCGACCTGCTGGCGCAGCAGCGGCTGCTGCCCCCGATGCCGCAGGGGCTGATCGAGGCGCGCGGCGAGTACAGCATCACCTACGATTCGCCGCTGAGCCGCGCCCAGCGTGCTGAAGAAGCAGCTGGCCTCATGCGGACGATCGAGGCGACGCTGAACGTCGTCAATGTGACGCAGAATCCCGAGCCCCTCGACCACTTCGAGTGGGACACTGCCATCCCCGAGCTGGCCGATATCAACGGCGTACCCGTGCGCTGGATGAAGTCGCTGGAGCAGGTGACGGCGATCCGTGAGCAGCGCGCGCAGGCAGCGCAGGCGCAGATGGCCATCCAGGCCGCCCCCGGCGCCGCGGCCATGATGAAGGCCGGTGCCGTAGTAGCGAAGGGCGCATGAGTCTCAACGAAGCGGTGCAGAAGCTGCGGGACCGCCTTCGCGGTCGGCAGCATGACTATCGTCTGACCTTCGCCGGCGTCCAGGCCCAGCGCGTCCTGGCCGATCTGGCGAAGTTCTGCCGCGCCCACGATTCAACCTTCCACCCCGATGCCCGCGTGGCGGCTGTCCTCGAAGGACGGCGTGAAGTATGGTTGAGAGTGGCCCAACATCTCCAATTGAGCGACGAGGAAATCTGGTCGCTCTACAACGGCCGAAAGGACACGTAATGACCGAAGCAACTGCGGCTGCCGGCGGCACAGCCACGGCAGGTACGGGCGGAACCGGCACGGGCACGACTGTCGAAGTCACCGGCGCGGGCGCCGCGGCCCCGGCCCACTGGACCGCCGGCCTCAACGACGATCTGAAGGGCTGGGCCACGACCAAGGGCTTCGACAAGCAGGATGCCGGTGCGGTCCTCGACAGCTACCGCAACCTCGAGAAGCTGACCGGCGCCCCGCTGGAGAGCATCGTCAAGCTGCCGAAGGCGGACGACGCGGCCGGCTGGAACGCCGTGTTCGACAAGCTCGGGCGGCCGGCGAAGGCCGACGACTATGCCGTGACCGTGCCGACCGGCGGCGACGAGAAGTTCGCCGGCTGGGCCAAGGGCGTCTTCCACGAGCTCGGTCTGACCAAGGGTCAGGGCGAGAAGCTGGCCGCGAAGTGGAACGAGCACGTCGGCGGCCTGGTCAAGACGCAGGGCGAGACGGCCGCGGCCGCCGCGCAGGAGGCGATGGCCGCGCTCGACAAGGAGTGGGGCGCCGCCAAGGAGCAGAACCTGAAGATCGTCGACACCGCGGCCGAGCGCCTCGGTATGACGAACGAGCACCTGGCGGGGCTGCGTCAGGCGATGGGCGGCGCCGCGGCGGCGAAGTTCCTGCACTCCCTGGCCGTGAAGCTGGGCGAGGACAAGTTCGTCGGCGGCGAGGGTGGCGGCACCGGCGGCTTCGGCGTGATGACGCCGGCGGCGGCGCAGGCGCAGATCGCCGAGGTGCGGCGTGACCAGGAGTTCATCAAGAAGTACACCGCTGGCGATTTCGAGGCGAAGAAGCGGATGGCCCATCTGCACGCGATGGCCTACCCGGACGCCGTGGCCTAATCGAGGGCTTGCGGAAAACCCAAGATCGTGAGAATATCCCATGACACGCGAAGAGCTACGGCTCGAGTTGCTGAAGCTGACCTACACCCACGGTCGCACTAGTGCAGAAGCCGTGGCAAGAGCACAGGAGCTAGAGGGCCATGTAACCGCTGTCGAGGATACTCGACCGCTTGAGGAGCCGGAGCCGGGATTGCCCAAGAGAGGCCCCGGCCGGCCCCGCAAAACAGACCGGGAACCTCCCCTCTTCGGGTAGGCCGGTCGGACAGCCGGAGAGACGGCGCTCGCCCCGAGGCATCGGGGAAGAAGTCGGGTCCGGCAACGGGCAACCCCTTCGAGATCGTTGAGTTTCAACGTCTTATGGAGGGGTTTACCCCATGTCTGTCAATCTGCCTACCCATTACGTCCAGCAGTACGCGACCAACATCCAGCTGCTCCTGCAGCAGAAGGGGTCGAAGCTGCGCAACCGGATCATGTCCGGTTCCCACGTCGGCAAGCAGGCCAGCCCGGTCGACCAGATCGGCGCCATCGCCATGCAGCCGCGTGCCACCCGTTTCGCCCCGATGGGCCGTGTCGACGCGCCGACCGATCGCCGGTGGGTCTTCCCGTCGGACTTCGATCTGCCGCAGCTGATCGACAACATCGACAAGCTGCGCATGATCACCGATCCCGAGTCGGCGTTCGTGCAGAACGCCGTGATGGCGGCCGGCCGTCAGGTCGACGACCTGATCATCGACG